ATGACTTTTGAATTTGGTGATGCACTTGCAATCGACACGCCTATTATAGAAGTGATTGATGATAACATATTAGTTTACACTGATGAGATCGCAGGAAAATTAATTAACACTTTAGAAGCAGAGTACAGAGGAAGAAAAGTCAAATTAAACAAGCCTATGCGAGGTGATGTTGCTAAATTTAAAGTTTATGTAAAAGATCCTAAAACAGGCAATATTAAAAAAGTTAATTTTGGCCATGGCGGCACTAGTGCTAAAAAACGCGGCGAAAAAACAATGAAAATAAGAAAATCAAATCCAGCAAGACGTAGATCCTTCCGTGCGAGACACAATTGTGATAATCCAGGCCCTAAGACCAAAGCAAGATATTGGTCATGTAGGAACTGGTAAGTGGCTTATTTAAATCATAACATTCCACCATTTAGTGCTTATATCCGAGACGAATATCTCTACAATCATACAAAAGGACATGGTGACTTTACATTTTGTGATGTACATACCACAAACTGTATGGAGCGTAGAGCAATATTGTTTGAATGCCTACTACCAAATGGAGTAAATTGGACCAGACGACCTATCAATTCATTTGTGTGGAAAAAAGATGCACCTAAACATCCATTGAATATTCATATGTATTGGGACTGTTTTAGTTCATATGTTAGTGTTCAGCGAAGAAATAGGCTAGCAAACTGTCGGGCGGAACTTGTCGACTGGCATGGTACAAAGAGAAAAGGAACCTACATGTTTACTATTGATTTTGGATGGGAAGATAAAGCATCAATGTTGGATACAAACTTTTCTGAAGATCCAGAACATAAGTGTGCTCATATGTTTAGGATGGATGAAGGAACATTTTTTGCTTATCCAAACAATAGAACCATTTGGTATGATGATGCATTTATGGAAGAAAGACTAACTAAAAATCCAGGGTACCTAATTGATCAAAACTTTTACACAGTCGAAAACACAAGAGAAGATACTATAACAGATGATTCTTATTTTACACAATGGGAACAAGACAAACCAGAACAATTTAATGTTGATGATTCTGATGGACATGAAATAGGCCCAGTGCATGTTAAAAGTCCATCTGTCGTGAATGGAGAAGAAAATGAAACTGATTGAACTTGGAATAGATATAAAAAATCAACTTAAGGATCCACAATCGCCTGGATCACGCGGCGTTGCACTTAGCAAAAATGATCCACCGAAAAGATATTTCGACTACATTGTAAGATTTCCAAAAAAAACTAATAGACAAAAGTAATATTTTGCTTTACAATAAGCGGCAAGGAGCAATCTTATGAAAACACTTAACACAGACGAACAAGCAAAAGTAAAACATGTTATTGAAAGTGGCATAAAAGTTAAACAAGAAGTAAAAGATCTATCAGAAGGTTTACGTGATACAGTAAAAGCCGTGGCTGAAGAACTTGAAATCAAACCAGCACTGCTTACCAAGGCAATATCTGTCGCGTTTCGAGAGTCCTTAGACGCTGAAAAACAGGACATTGAGGAGTTAGAAGAATTATTAGCAATTGCTAAAATAAGTTAATGCACTTTCTAATCTGTGGTGATAGTTTTTCAGCCGATACAAAAGGCTGGCCAGGTAAACTTGGCGCTACCATAACTAATCGCTCACAGAGAGGAATAGGGGAGTATAAAATTTTTCAGCAAGTATATGAAGTTGAACAATTTGATAAAATAATTATTTGTCACACTTCACCATGGCGTATCCATACTCCATATCATCCCATACATTATGATAATCCTGATCGACCTGACAACGATTTCATTTTAGCTGATCTTAATCACCACAAAAATAAATCCACTGATATTGCAGAAGTATATTCGTATATAAAAAAGTTTACTGATTGGAAATACGTTAAATTTTTGTATGATACATTTGTGGAAAAAATGCTTTCGATTCCTAACAGCATCCATATTACTTTCCATGATCCTGAAGATACATCCGCTATTAAACAAAACTATTATGATGTTTGGAAAAAATATCCAGGGGACATCAACCATCTAGACACAACTGGAAATGAAATAATTGCTAAACGTATTGAATCTATGTTATAATAAATTATGAGTTATGTAGACGCACTGTTTGATCGTGATACAGATAAAATTTCTGTAGTAGAAAGAGTTGAAGGACAAAGAAAATACATCGAATATCCTGCTCGATATGTAGCGTACTATGATGATCCAAAAGGAAAATTTAAATCTGTTTATGGGACTCCAGTATCACGCATCGCAACCAAATCTGGAAAAGAGTTCAAGCGAGAAGTTCACATGCAGTCAGGAAAAAAACTGTATGAATCAGATATCAATCCTATTTTTAGATGTTTAGAAGAAAATTATTTGAACAAAGATGCTCCGGAACTACAAGTAGCATTTTTTGACATTGAGGTTGATTTTGATCCAAACAAAGGTTATGCCAAACCTGCTGATGCTTGGGCGCCAATTATTTCAATTACTGTATATCTGCAGTGGTCAGATCAGTTGATATCGCTGGCTATTCCTCCTAAAGACTTTCCAAATCCAGAAATCATTGAAAAAGAATTTGAAAATACTATGCTGTGTGAATCAGAAGCAGACATGCTGGACAAGTTTATTACACTAATCGAAGACGCTGATGTGTTGAGTGGTTGGAACAGTGAAGGATTTGATATCCCATACACAGTCAACAGGATACAAAAAGTAATGTCAAAGGATGACACAAGACGCTTATGCTTATGGAACACATATCCACGCAAAAGATTGTTTGAAAGATTTGGCAATGAAGAAATAACATATGATATAATTGGCAGAGTACATTTGGATTATATGCAGTTGTATAGAAAATACACTTATGAGGAAAGACACTCATACGCATTGGATTTCATTTCAAAGATGGAATTGGGAGAACAAAAAACTCCATATGAAGGTACATTAGATCAATTGTATAATAAAGACTTTATTAAATTTATAGAATACAATAGACAAGACGTGGCTCTGTTGGGTAGATTAGATGAAAAGCTAAAGTTCATAGCACTATCAAATGAATTGGCACATCAAAATACTGTATTGATACAAACAACAATGGGTGCTGTGGCAGTTACAGAACAAGGCATCATCAACGAAGCACACAGGCGTGGCATGGTGGTTCCTGATAGAGTAAGAAGGGAGCCAGGATCAGATCCCGCGGCAGGCGCCTATGTGGCATATCCTAAAAAAGGACTTCAAGATTGGATCGGATCAATTGATATCAATTCACTGTATCCATCAGTAATTAGAGCACTTAACATGGCTCCAGAAACTATTGTTGGCCAACTTCGTCAGACACTCACAGAAGAAGAAATAGAACGCAGGATGACCATGGAGAAGAAATCATTCGCAGGCGCCTGGGAAGGCGAGTTTGGGTCGCTTGAATATCAAGCAGTTATGCGTAAAGACAGAGCACAAAGTATTACTATTGATTGGGAAACTGGTGAGTCAAATATTCTTAGTGCGGCAGAGGTATATGAACTTATCTTCAACAACGATCAACCTTGGATACTATCCGCCAACGGAACAATATTCACGCATGAATTTTCAGGTGTGATCCCTGGACTGTTAGAACGCTGGTATGCTGAAAGACAAGAACTACAAACTAAAAAGAAAAAGGCAATCGATGCCGGAAATCAAACAGAAACTGCTTTTTGGGACAAAAGACAACTTGTAAAAAAGATTAATCTTAATTCGTTGTATGGCGCTATTCTGAATCCTGGTTGTAGATTTTTTGACACACGCATAGGCCAGTCCACTACACTTACAGGAAGATGTATCACTAAGCACATGGCATCAAAAACAAATGAAATAATTTGCGGCGAATATGACTACAAGGGTCAAGCGGTAATATATGGTGACACAGACTCTGTGTATTTTTCAGCGTACAAACCACTGAAAGCCGAGATTGATGCAGGAAATATTCCATGGTCAAAAGAGTCTGTGACACAGTTGTATGATTCTGTCGCAGAAGAAGTTAACAAGTCTTTTACAAAATATATGCAGGAAGGATTCAATTGTCCAGCAACCTATGGTAAACTGATTGCGGCAGGCAGAGAAGCAGTCGGTTCGAAAGGATTGTTTATCACCAAGAAAAGATATGCTATGAAAATTTACGATCTTGAAGGCGAAACAGTAGATAAAATCAAGGCAATGGGACTAGATTTGAAACGTTCAGATACTCCTGCTTACATACAAAACTTTTTGTCAGATGTGTTAGACAAAGTATTGACTGGATCACAAGAAGATGAAGTAATGGACTTTATAGCTGACTTTAGATTAGAATTTAAAAAGATGCCAGGATGGGAGAAAGGTTCTCCACGCCGTGTGAACAAACTAACTGAATATCATTCACGTGAAAAACGCAAAGGAAAAATTAACATGCCTGGACACGTGAGAGCTGCCATCAATTGGAACACACTAAAGAGAGTTTACAATGACAAATATTCTATGGACATTATCGATGGACAAAAATGTATAGTGTGTAAACTGAAAGATAATCCTATGGGTTATACATCAATTGCTTATCCAACAGATGAATTACGTATTCCACAATGGTTCAAGGAACTTCCATTTGCTGATGATGAAATGGAGTCAACACTAATCAATAAAAAGTTAGACAACCTTATTGGAGTGCTTGATTGGGATCTTGGTAATTCTGAAGCAGATAACACATTTGATAAATTATTTTCATAATGGTTTCACGACGTCAAATAAAAATGGCA